TGACAGTAAAGAAGAGAAGCGGAGAAATTGAGAAGTTCGACGCTGATAAGATCAATAAAGTTCTAGAATGGGCTTGCACTGGTATTCACGACACCTCCTTTGAAGAAGTCGCGATGAATGCGAACCTTTCTTTCTTTGATGGAATATCTTCTAAAGATATTCACAATACATTGATTGAAGCTGCGGCTGGATTAATTTCTGAAGAAAAGCCTCAGTATCAATATGTTGCTTCTCGTCTTTTAAATTATCAGTTGCGTAAGGAAGTTTGGGGCGGCAAGAATGCGCCAAAGCTCATTGATTTCGTAAAAGATAATATTAAAAATAAAGTCTACGATCCTGCTATTCTTGAGTGGTACGATGAGCGGGAGTTTCATAAGTTTGACGAGTGCCTCCGTCATGATCGCGATTTTAATTTCACATATGCTGGGATTAAGCAGCTTTGTGAAAAGTATCTGGTTCAGAACAGAACCACCAAGAAGCTCTACGAAACCCCGCAATTTGCTTATATGCTTATTGCAATGACCTTATTTAAGGATTATAAGGGAGAGCGCACCAACTACATCAAGAAGGCTTATAATTATTTCAGCCAGCACAAGATTAATTTGCCTACGCCTATTATGGCTGGAGTCAGAACCACTTTAAAGTCTTATGCTTCTTGTGCTTTGTTTACTGTAGACGATTCTCTTGATTCAATCTTTGCCAATAATAGCGCGATTGGATTTGCTACCGCAAATCGTTATGGCATCGGCATTAATGCAAGTCGCCTTCGTGCTGTCAATGCACCCGTTAAGGGCGGCATGGTTAGCCATACTGGGCCAGTTCCATTTCTCAAGATGTTTGAGTCTACCGTAAAGTCTTGCCATCAAAATGGTATTCGCGGTGGATCTGCAACAGTAAATGTCGCTTGGTTCCATCATGATATCGAAGACATTCTTGTATTAAAAAATAATGCTGGCACAGATGACAACCGTGTTCGCAAGCTCGACTATTGCATTGGCTTTGATCGCACATTCTATGATCGCCTGATCAAGAACGAAAGCATTACTTTGTTTTCTTATCATGAAGTTCCAGAGCTTTGGAATAGCTTTGGTATGCCAGAGTTCAAAGAGATTTATGAGGCAGCAGAAAAGAATAAGAGTCTTAAATTTAAAAAGACAATTAATGCCCGTGATCTTTTCTTCTTGTTTTCTAAAGAGCGTGTAGAAACTGGCCGCATTTATTTGATGAATGTTGACCATGCTAACTCGCATGGCTCTTGGAACGCTCAAGTAGATACCAGCAATTTATGCCTTGAGGTCAATCATCCCCTCAAGCCAATCAAGGACTTGAACGATCCCAATGGAGAAATCGGCGTTTGTATTTTGTCTGCCGTTAATCTGCTTGAGGTTGTGAAAGACGAGATGGAACCTGTATGCGAAATTATTGTTCGTATGCTTGACGCTCTGATCGATCATCAAAATTATTTCGTTCCTGCTGCTGCAAACTTTGCGAAGAATCGCCGCAGTCTTGGAGTTGGCGTTACTAATCTTGCTGGCTACCTTGCCAACATTGGAGTCAAGTATACCGACAAGAATGCCGCCAACAAAGCTGCTGCTATCATGGAGCTTGTGAGCTATAATCTCATTAAGGCTTCAGTTAAGATGGCTCAGGAGAAGGGTCCATGCGCCTTATTCTCTGAGACAAAGTTCTCAAAGGCTATTCTACCAATCGATACTTACTGCAAGAATATTGATGAGTTTGTTACCGAGAAACTGCATTGTGATTGGGAAGAGCTTAGAAAGCAAATTAAAATCCACGGGATGCGTCACAGCACTTTGACTGCTTTGATGCCTGTTGAGTCTAGCTCTGTAATTCAGTCATCGACAAATGGCATTGAACCTCCTCGCTCTTTGATCTCTTATAAGCGTTCAAAGGCTGGAGTCATCCCAGTTGTGGTTCCTCACATCAAAAACAACAAGGATAATTATACCCTTGCGTTTGAAATGCCAAATAATCAGGGATATTTGAAGGTAGTTGCTGCTCTTCAAAAGTTTGTTGACATGAGCATTTCAACCAATCTTTATTATAACGCCACTCGTTATCCAAATAAAATCCCAAGTCAAGGAGAACTTGTTGGAGACTTAATGCTGGCTTATAAGTATGGAATTAAAAATCTTTACTACACAAATACATTTGATGGCGACACGCAGACCGCATTACATACGAAGCAAGAAGTAAAACAAGAAGTAAAAACTGAAGAACCGCAAGATGACACCCAAGGCTGCGCTGGTGGAGCTTGTACCCTATAACAATGAACTATAAATTTCTTTCTAATGCTAGTATTTCGCGAAAGCGAAAGTGGCTTATCGATAAAGGTTATGAATCAGCTAGAACAGCTGATAACAACTATATTAATCAACTTTTTGATCTCTATAAACCAGTATGGCTTTTAGAGGCAGAAAAACAAAAAAAGAAACTAAAAGCTCCTGTAGCTAAAGAATGGAAAATGTGGCAAGGGACTAATAGACCTCACCACTCAGGAGGACGAAAAGATCGTAGTAGAAACTACATGTAATAATATGAAAACCGTACTCAACACTGTAAACGTAGACTCGCTTAAACAGCCGCTCTTTCTTGGTGAAGACTTGGCGATTCAAAGATATGACCGCCTAAAGTATCCCAAGTTCTATGATCTTTACGATCAGCAAATTAATTTCTTCTGGCGACCACAAGAAGTTAATCTTACAAAGGATGCGGCTGATTATAAGAACCTCTCTCCAGAAGAGAAGTTCGTTTTCGACAGCAATCTTCGGTTTCAAACAATGACAGATTCGATGCTCTCCCGCAGCATCAACTCTCTTTCTGATTACGTCAGCAATCCAGAACTTGAGATCTGCATGAATGTTTGGTCATTCTTTGAAACTATTCATAGCAATAGTTATACATATATTTTGCAGAACGTTCATCCTGACGCCACAAAGTTCTTCGACTCTATTTTGGATGACAAGGAGATTGTCAAAAGGGCGCAGTTTATCTCCAATAAGTACGACGCTTTACTTAATACTAAGAGCAATGACCCAAGGCAGCAAATCTTCGATGCGCTTCTTTCAACCCAGATCACTGAAGGAGTAACGTTTTATGTTTCATTCGCTTGCTCGTTCTACTTTGGATATCGCGGAAAGATGGAGGGGAATGCTAAAATTATTAATTTAATTTCGCGTGATGAAAACCTTCACGTTGCAATCACTCAGAATATCATGAAGATTCTCCGTGATCAACCAAAGGAAGGCTTCCAAGATATCTTTAAGAAGAATGAAGATCGCATTTATGAGGCTTATCGTATGGCTGTAGATGCGGAAAAAGACTGGGCCGATTACCTTTTCTCAAAGGGAAGCTTGATTGGTCTCACCGCTGATTCGCTCAAGCATTACGTTGAATGGCTTGCTGATAATCGTTTGACTTCTATGGGATACAAGAAGCTATATAATGCAAAGGGTAATCCTATTGCTGGATGGTTAGATAGCTTCTATGATAGCAAGAAGATTCAAGTTGCCCCACAGGAAACAGAGATTTCTTCTTACGTTAAAGGCGTAGACAGCAAGATTGACGAATCTGTATTCGATATTAAATTTTAAAGAGCCAGTAAGTTTCCTCTTGTATCCGTCCAGCCATTTTCGTCATTAATAAGAGTAACTCTTTCGTCTTTTCTAAGGATGGAGACCAGTTCTCCATCCTTATATTTTATATAGACAATGTGCTGACCCTTATTAATAAATGTATAAGTCAAGTTGGTTGGAACAGAGCTTGGCAGTATTACTGTCGAGTTACTTTGTGTGTCGAATACAATTATTCTTCGACCAAGATCATTTTCCGTTACATAATATAGACTTGGCATTCTGACAACTTTACCTCCTGATCCAATAGCAACTGTTCCATTATATTGGAATACAGTATTAAGTGCATTATCCCCAGCACCCATAGCAGTCCAATTTACAGATGCTCCTACAGCCGCAATTTTGTAGTTGTAGTTTTTAACCATATCATCTGGATCAATCTGAATAGTTTCTTCATCAGCTCCACCATCTAAAGTTACTCTTGAATGCAATACGCCAACGATTTCTTTTGGAGATGGTTTTAAAAAGCCGCTTACAACATTTGAAATTGGCCCATAGCCAAAATCATCTTTTGCCATTAATCTAAAATAATACCAATAACCTGTTTCTGGCGAAGTTAAACCATCCAATTCGTCAACAGAAAATGAATTAATATACGATCTGGTATTTTGTAATTGAATATTTTTAAAGAAAGTTTTTGCTTTTCCTACTTGAGAAGTCAGATCTACATCAAAAACTCTTTTTACTTTACCATTTGATCCTGCTGGAGTTGTTCCATTGTAAATAAATTCAACCCCGACTTCTGCTATTGGCGCTCCCATAGCAGTCCAATTTACTGTTGTTCCTAAGCTAGTAATTTCGTAAGTTTGACCCAAGGTCATAGAAGAACCATTAACGATAGTTATAATATCTGGATAGCCTATACCAGTATACAAATCCACTGAAAGTACATCTTTATTTGATGCTGCTGAATAACAGTTAAACTCTATTCTACCATCAGCGACTTTTTCTGGAAAAATAGTAAATGCCAATCCAGAGAATCCAACTTTATCTGCCGCTACTGACGATAAATTAGATATGCCCAAAGGATTTCCTTTTGTTTTGGGGACAGTTCTATTTTCGTTTTGTCCGAAAGCTAAATAATGTTCTTTACCAAAGCTTTCAACTGTAGCATTTGCATCTCTTTTTAGAACATCATCGTAATAATGCTTTGTTAAATCCTCATACGTGAAAACATAAGCGGCATAATCTGGATCTGTTCCCACTCCCTTTTGTGTTATTGTTATGCCATTATCAACAACGCTTCCATTAGAAGCTATACCTTTTGCATGAGTAAAGGCAGAAACGATATCTTCATAAATTGGTATTCTTGTTTCATCTTCGCTTCTTAATAGAGTTCCATTTGAATAATTTCTTAAACCAGAACCAGTTACAACATTATCTGTCCCACTGTTCCATACAGCAGTTCTTGTATAATTAACATTTCCGTATACTCCAGAAATGATATAATATGGAGAATTTTGAAAACAGTCAACGACTTCAATATTAGAGTATTCTGGTGGAATGTTGTAGGCGTTATATAATCCAGTAAATGTTTTGTTGTTTATATCAGTTACTTCAACTCTAAGACCAAAGTTTCTTGAATCTTGAACCGCCTCCCAATTACTATCTTCTCTGTTTACAAATTTTTTATTATCATTAATATCTATCTTATATGAGAAGCCTTGATAGTTTTCTTCTTGATGAAGAACATTGCCACCTATATCTAAAACTGAAATTTTTACCTTTGGCACAAATGGAACAAAAGGATTTCGTCTCATAGATTCTACTGAATCGATAATTCCTCCCGTTGGGTCCATATATGCCCATCTAAATACAAGATCTCTTGAAGTAAAGTTACCGTTTCCAGCGCCAATATGTGTACCAAGTCCAGCACTATAAGAAACTGAATACCTTAAGCTTTTAGTATCTGCTGTTTCCACATACATTCCACTCACAAATACAGATTGCACGGTTTGTCCACCAATAGATAAACTTGGATTTGGTAAAACGTTAATTGATGCACCTAGATTTTCTTCCGATAAGAATCTATATGGTGCTGGGCCTTGACTATAAATATTAATATCGTATTCACCCCAATTATTATTTACTGGTATATCAACTTTCTTTTCTGCCGCGCCAGAAGTCACAAAATATGCCTCTGTAATAGCTCCAGCATTTGAAGCCGAGTAATCTGGTTTACTTACATATATTTTATAACCAGTAATTGGAGTTGTGGTAACTGGAGACCAAGTTAAATAAATACCTGTAGGTTTATTTTGACCATCTAAGTATTTACCAGTAGATACTATTGAAGCAGGAGCGTCTGGCTTCAAAATCACATCATAAACAGATTTAACATATAAATCTGGCGATGTATCAATCATATCTTTTTCAATAAAGTCTTCTTTATTTTTTATATATTCAATACCCATTACTGAATATTGGTTGGCCTCTTCTTCTTTGGTGGATATTGTTTTATAAAGTTTTGGCTCTACTCCAGAACCACTAAGGACATAAAGACTTCCTTCGCTAATAAGATCAAGATTTTTGGGAGTTGTATCTACTGATAAAGAATAAAAACCTTTTTCGTAACCAGTTCCATAAACTAAACCACTATAGCCAATGCCATTTGAAGATGCCAAACTCTTAATATCGCTTTGGCCGAGAGGTCCATTTCCTACATATGGTTCTATACCAAGAGCTTTTAAAGCATTTGCTACATGAGTTGAAGTTAATGGGGTTGTTATTGGAACTTTTTGGAATGTATCGGATAAAGCTGGGAAATTCTTTGGAAATGCAATTGTCGAATATCCAAAATTAGCACCCAATGTCCATCTTGTTCTTGCTGCATCATTTGACAAATAATCATTAGTAAATGTATCACTTGAATAGTGATTGATTCTACAAGTATAAACTACGTCATCTTTTTTAACAATGTTCCCTATTTCATAATATCTATTACTTGTCCAATTTTCGTAGAATGATTCTCTTCTATTGCCAACGTCAGCTTGCAATAAAGTATAATAAGGTCTTAATTTACTCAGAGCCAACAAATCTCTGTATTTAAATCTTACTCTGCCGTAATCATTTAATCCTTTAGAAGCTCTTTCAATTATTCTACTGCCACCTTTTATAAATGCTGCGGCATAGCCAAATGAAGTAGTGGTTGAGCTTACATCTTTACCTATTTTAAATACTTCTGTAGCACCATAATTACTCCAGTTGGAATTGGGAATAAAACTATTTGAGATTTTGGCTCCGTTAGAAACGATTGTGATTATTCCATCTGCATTAGCGGCACTAAATGCAGTTGTATTCCAAACACCATTAAGATCGTCAACTTCTTCTGATTGCTGGTGAACACCAGCAGTATTAAAGAAAGATACTTTTATTTTATTCGTCGTTACTGTTTGAACTTGAACGTTATTAACAGAAATTGTAGATGGTGTAGATATGCCATAAGATAATAAACACTCCCAATCTGGTTCGTTGGCGATTAATTGACCAGTGCCAGCAGTTCCAGAAACATCTACTTCAATTTGTAAATTTGTAAATAAACCGGATATACCTAAAAACTTTACTGTATCCCAACGTGGATTTCCTTCCAAAACTGTATTTGCTGGGAAAATATATGTTAAGCCAGTTAATGCGCTTTCTCCTGTAATTTGATTACTTCCAGAAATTCTTCCCTCTTCTACATAAACGTCAATGACTCCAGACTTTAATAAGAAGTCTCCTGTGACAGTGAGTAGCGCACCATAACTATTACCAGGTTCTTCGTCTACAGTATGAAGATTAAATTTTCTTACTTGAGATTGCCTTCTGGCACGAATAGTTTCTATATTACCAGTAAAGCCGCCATTTGAACCAGTCATAGAATTCAAATCAGAAACGGCATAGTTGCCAGATGGAACATGAAGAAATATACCAGACGCTAATCCACTCGCAAATTCATTATCAATCCTGATTTTGTTTGTAGCTTCATTAACGTCTAAAACTCTTCCAAATGTTTTGGCTACATTTTTAATTTCATCACTCACTCCAAATACATCGCCTGGCTGTAGATATGCTGCATTGAGTCCAGCAGTAAATGAAACAGTGTCAGCTTCAAACATTGAAGAATAAAGAATGTATCTTCCAATTCTTCTAGCTTCTGATCTAGAAGTGCATCCAGCCGCATTAACTCTAAATGGATTTAAACCGAACTTTTTAATTCCATCAACATCTTCGATAAATTCTATTTTAGTTTTATAATTGTCGTATTTATCATTATAAACTATTTCTACACTAGTATGTCTTGTGTTCTTCGCAGTTTCACTATAATTAAATAATCCATTAATCACATCAGAGTTTCCAAAAAACATTATAGGTTCTTTTGGTCTATCCGCAAAGAAAGAGAATCCCTCTGTATTCCAATATGTAATTCCTTTGAATACGGCGCTAATATCTTTAATTACTTTGTACGCCTCATCTTTATTATAGAAGATAATGTTGCATGTATATCTTGGTTCAAGACCACCCTTGCCATCTGGAACACCTTGAAACCTACCTTTATCATCAACAGCGTCGCAGTATCTAGCAATGTCATATAAAGTCCACTTATCAACCGAAGATTGATCAATATGATTGCCTAATCCGTAATTTGTATTTGTTAAAATATCGTATAAAATCCAAGCAGGATTGTCCGTCCAAGCAATTTTAAATGTGCCGTCCCAATCTCCGTAATAGATTCTATTGTTATCGTAGAACTGTTCGTCACAAAATTGTTGAAATTCAATATCTGACTTGTGCATCATATTGAACTTGCCACCACCTGTATCTATAGCAAATTCTCTTAAAGTATTTGTGTTCGAATCCTGAGCATCTGAAAATATGTAATAGAACTGAATTCCATTTTCTCTTGCAAAATTAAGCATGGAATTGTACCCAGAAGTAACTTGATCTGGATTTGTTCCTGATATATAAATTACTTTTCTTACCGTGTTATACCAAATTGTTTTTAAGACATCTTTTTCAGAAAGTGTTCCCGCTTCATCGGTAAGGCCAAATTGACTTCTCCTTAAAAAGAAGGATGCAATTACTGGATCTTTAACAAGGCTTTGATCAATGTTAATTTGGTTTGCGTCATCTAACGCGGCGTTTAATTTTGTATATAAATTTGTATTATTGTTGCCAGAAGCGTCAGGAGTTTCAACTTCAAAAAACTCGTATGTTTCGTAATGCGTAAAGTTAGTTATTGTTTCTCCAGTCTTTTTATTTATAACTGTATTTTTATTAGCAGACGTTTGCCAGATAGATGCCCTGATAAAATTATAACCGGAGCATAATTTGCCAAGCATCTCTTTTAAATTTCGCTTTATTAATCTTCTATTTGCTGCATTCAAATTTTGATCAATTACAAATACAACATCCAAATTATTTGGATCGCCATCGTAATTTGGATTAGAATATACATACCTTCTGTCTAGACCATTTCCTCCGATAGAAAAATAATTAGAAGGCACTTTTACCTTCTTCATTTTTACGTCAAACTTTTTTTCTGGCATATTAGCAAATGTTCTTGAATCAATTTTTAATCCAACGTGAGCAGTTAAAGGATAAGAAAAAGATCTGTCTACGACCTCAATAATACCTTCAACACTGATATCTTTAGATACTAATGGAGATATTGTTTCTGGTGTGAGCTTTTCAATCGAAATAAACCTGTCCTTTCCATCAACCGATGGAGGCAGAATAATTTCTCCAATTTTTGTTGATTGATTTGTTAAATCAACTGTTGGATCTGAATTATTTCCTTCATCTGGATCTTCTGCTCCTTTGACAAATCTATTTGGATTTAAAATCTTCATCATTTATTATAAATTAAGATGCCGTTATGTTAAAATATCTTACATCATCAATTGAGCCAGCGGCAGCTAATCTTACGGTGCCTTTTGGAGAGAATGCGTCTAAATAAACAGAATGCTTTCCTACTGCCATTAAACTTGTTACAGATGATGGTATGCTAAAAGAAAAATTTCCATCAGTTTGAATTTCTGTCGCTAAAGCAGGAATTTGTCTACTTGGGAAAGACGATGTGGTCGCATTAATATCTATTTGAGCTAAAACACCCAATGTTGGTTTTATTAAATTAGTATTTGCGCTGCTCAATAAATATGTAGCTTGTCCTTTTAAAATTATTGTAGCTCCTCTCGCAAATGTATATGTCTCTTGATTATTACTATCGTATATGCCAGTAAAATTTTTAACTGTTCCTGTTCCGTAACCAGGTAAACTATATCCCCAAATTACTCTATCTGGAGAAGAAGGAACGTAATCAGCGAAACTTCTATTTTTTAAATAATAAATTACCCCAAGTGCAGAACTGTTATTCCTTGGATTTATCTTAGAAGCTAATATTTCCTCTTGTGTTTTTAATATTGGCATATTATTTTATAGTTTTGGATATTGTCCTATTGTTGGAGCCTGTGGTAATCTTGAAGCCCAATCAGCGTTACTTCCTACTCCAGCCGAAAGGAATCTTGTTGCTGTTGTTGCTGCTGAAGAAGTTGTCCCTCCAATTGGTCCTACTGTTCCTGCTGATGAAGTTCCGCCAGACTGTGCCGCTATCGGAGTTGAATAAGTTTCTTCAGTTTCTCCAAGCATATAGGCAAATGGGCTTGTGGCGCTGCCATATATAGTAACATCTTGGCACGTTACTATATTAGAATTTTCCAAGCCGTGCTTTATTCTCAATAAAACTAATGTTTCTTTTATTGTGCCTAGATTACCAACTTTATTTTTTTCTCGATTTTCATCGACGGTATCGCTCAATTTTTCCACAAGCAAACTTACTTTAACTTTAGATACATCTCTGTTCTTAATTTTATGTACAAATATAAATGGGTCTTTATCTTCGCTAGGCCAATCACCTTTTGGCGCTCTTGCCCATTTTACGAAATCTCTCATCTGCCCTTTATTTGGGCCAGTTTTAACATCTGGATTTTGACCTGCTGCATATGAATTTTTAATTGGTCCTAACAATTTAAAATTAGCAGCTTTCGGAATACTAACATATTTAAAACTTGGCAATGGCTTTTGATTCTCTGTTCCTAAATTAATCTCCATTAATATATTTCTATAATTATATTCTCCTTTATTATTCATAACTGGATTACCGTTCAAATAAATACCTTTGAGCATATCTAGACCATAAACCTTTTTTCCGAATTGATCTACTAATCCATAAATTGGCCCTTCACAAATAATGTCCACACTTTCAGCAATTGATATAGATTTATTAAATTTTTGATCGCTAGGAGGAATCAAAGCTGCAAATTGTGCATCTTCATCTTTATCGGCACCACGACCAAATCTATATGAATTTAATATTTTCATTTAGTTTGATATTAATTGTAGAGGAAGTGTGGCACCAACAGTTCCATTAAATTTATTTTCTGTTGGCAGGAATTTTATATTGATCTTTACAGGAGAAGTATTTAAAGTAACCCTATCAAGCTTCACATTGCATTTATATTTTGCCTGATAAAACGATAAACCTTCATCGACTTGATCGATAATAGTTGGTCTGTCAGCGATGAATCTTACAATTCTATTTGAGTTCGCAGACTTTCCCTCATAATAACTAAAGGTATCTTCATAAACAAAGCCATCAGAAGGAATTGTATAGCCACCAGGCGTCGCTGTTTTTACAAATACAGAACCAACAACAGGAGAGCTTGCTCCAAGTTTGCCCCAATTGACAGTTCCTAATTTTACAATCTTATATTTTTTACCGTTGATCATACTTGGGGCGGCAATAAGTTGGTTTTTAACCATGAACTTTTGATTTTTAGGTATGCTTAAATCAGTTGATTTTCTATGATACAGAGCTGAAGATGGGATGGGTTCATAATTTGAGTAAACACCGTCCCAATTGCTATCATATTTATAATAAACTGTGATTCCTTCTCCACCCACATCATCTTGGAATCTTGCATATATTCTGTGATAACCCACAGTTAATAATGTATCTACAGTTAAAGATGGTAGGGCTTCAATTTCAGATTGCTTTGGAGCATTTGGATCAGTAAATCCAGCAAACATTCCGTGATTTCCATAATAAGAACTGCCAGTCCAACCATCAATAAAGAAATCAGAAGCGTCATCAGAATCTAATTTAAATTTATATTTTACTACTGGATAAACTTGACCATCTCCAACAATTACAGTGGAATTCTTTTTGAATGTTATGCCCGGCACAGGAGTAATTGGCGTTCCATTTTCTCCAGTTAAACCAATATTAGCCCATTGAGTTGGATCACCCACTCTTATGATTTCATACATTACATCAGTAGTAGCATCTATAACACTTACAATTCTATTCGTAACTAGCGGCACATGGAAATAACCTAAAAATTCCATGCCATAGTTATCAACATTGGCGTTGCTATCACCAACGCTATTTTCATTTATATTTTTAAACTCGCCAAAATAAATTTTATCTTCATAATTTTTTGGAGAACCGAAGCGATCAAATCTTTCGTTCATGTCTCCGCTTGTTTGTGGAGATGTTGTTATTCTTGTCCATTTGGCGTTATCGCTTGGCAAAAATCTACTTACGTTATTTTGTGCATAATATAAACTTTCAATATCTGGCGAAATAACTTCTTGCCAATAAGTACTATTTGTTATTCCCCCAACTCCAGTTGGCAATTGGTTGGAATGACCAGTTATAGATTGATAATATTTGTTATTAAATGAAACTAGTTCGCCACTAACATAAGTATAAGTCGAATCCCATGTAGCAAATTTTAAATTTTTGAATTGCATTGGGCCGTACTTAACATACTGGTTCTGCTTATAAGAAGCAAAGAATGATGCGTCTGTGTTTTTAACGTTTAAATCTGGATTAAGAACAAAATCTGGAGCTTGATAAGATCTATAAACAATTCCCGCATCAAATGAATATGGATTTTCAATTCTTATTTTTGGCTTATCGCTATCCGTATTCATATTTGACCATTGGTATTCAATGTCTTCATCAAATGTAGTCAAGTTTGGATTAGATACTACTTCTCCATCTCGTTTTACAACGACCTCAACGGCTTCAGTAGTCACTCTTGACGCCGCATTTGTGATGATATTAATATAAGAATTTAATATATTAACTGAAGCAAACGACAAAGGCTCGTCCATTCCCATCGCCTGATTTGTATAAAAACTATCAAGGGTAATACTTGGAGAATCTTCGTTCTTATATTCAAGCTCAAGAAAATCATCTACTGGCCTATCAACAGGAGCCATTAAAGTTTTAATATCCGTCTTTAGCGGGTAGTGGTTTAGACCAAAACTAACTTGAGATGATCCAACTAATAATCTTCCATAGCCAACAGGTACAGCTTGTCCTTGAGATGTATTTGCGGGTTTTTGACCAAATAAGTAAGATTTGCCGCCTGCCGCAACTTCTTGGTTAAAATCTGGTTTAGGCGGTGGGAAAAGTAAAGTCATTACTCCTCCTACCAATAACGCAGCACCCGTAGAAGCCAAAAACATACCTGCTGGGTTGCCGATACCAATAGTAAAACCAGCAATAATTAAAGAAACTCCGATTACACTTTGAACTATACCTTTGGTTGTATTACCTGCTCCCCATATAATTGGAACAATATGGATTTCTTTTGGTGCCTTTTGAATGAAAAATTCTTTTTCGTTTTCAACAATTTGATCATCAACAATAATTCTGTAATGAATATTTTTTGTAGCTAATTTTTTTATCTCGTCAAAAAATCCTTTTCTGTTCGCATTGATCGCGAGAAATGCTTCTTTCGCAGAATTTATGTGAAATTTAAATTCTGATCCAAATTTATTTCGCAATTCCCCATATAAATATATATTAGTCATATTTTTGTTTCAATAACTCTATATGTTGTTTATTTACATGAGCTTTTCTTGGAAGCAAAAGATTAAACGATTCAGTTTTTTTGCTATAAATTAAGTATGGGATACAAGAATTTTCACAATTAAATTTGTCGAATTCAGATTCATTCTCTGTAGTTTCGGGGTGAGTATGATAAATGGCTGCTAGTTTACCACTTCTCATATGCTTGAGAATTTCTAAAGGGTGTATTTCGAATAAATCATTTTGGTAAACAGCAATATTTTTTGCTGGTTCTGTTTTTAATTCGCCATCTTCCACAAATACAAAGCCACAAACTTCAAGATTTGATGTGGCTGCGTGATCAATAATAGATTTCATGTTAAGCGTTAATTGAATATTCTTCTGTTCCTGGGAATCCACCAAATGGTAAACTAGCTTCACGCCCAAATCTTAATTTACACCCGCCCAAAGTCTTAGAGCACTGATCTGCGATCCAAAGTGTCTTATTTAGATAAGGGGCATTAGCATTAGAGCTAATATGATCTTTCAGACAAATATATATTTTATGCAGCGGCTCCCAATTTGGAATCGCATTAATATTATCTTTTGGAATTTTCACATTATGATTTTCGACATAAACAAAGTCGCCAATTTTATAATCGGTTTTAGTTTTCCATATTCCACGATCAATTGTTGCGCCACCGCCAAGAGAATTTTGATTTAATGATACTGTTTTGCTCAAAGAAATATTAGAGCTAAAATTTTGACCCGCCGCCAATTTACCTACTTCATCGATGTCGTAATAAAGTCTTGATGCTGGTAATGTAACCCAAGATGCCGAATTAACATCTAAAGACATATTGGCAGAGTTTGGCGTTTTGTAATATAACGTAAGTCCTTGTCCACCAGTTGATTCAGCAAATCTAATTAAAAGTCTATGATAACCCTCGCTGAGATATTCTACTCTACCAGACCATTTAGGCTTAGATCCATTTTGTGCTCCTGGTCCATAATCTTTTACAACGATATTATTATTCAAAACAAATTCAACCGAATCATCGTTATCAACACCAAATATATATTCTCCTGCCTGACCCTTGCCGACTTTAAAAAACCCTAAAAACTCTAAATAAAAGTTATCTGCGCTATCAATTGATATGTTTGAGACCACAGATTCCGAAGTATCAACTGCCGCTGTTACGGATTTTATACCAGATATAAAAGTATCAGTGTTAGTTGGCAAAACTAAACCAGCTTTATTATATTTGCGTTTAATCAAACCATTTCTAACATCTGTAGGAGATGATATTCGAACATCATTTTCGTCTGCAAGCGGTGGCCCAGAATATCTACAGCCAACTCCTCTGTAGTGAAAGGAGCAATATCTCGCCATTACTATTCTTTTGGGGAAAGTGACATTCTCTAATTCTAAAGGAGAAGCTAATTCAAATTCAACAACAGATTTATTTTCAGCCGACTTCCTGAGTATATAAAATACTTGATCTTCTAATCCAGCACTTATATCTTGCCCACCGTAAGGATGCTTGTTGTCTGGAAAATTTCTGTTATCTAAAAATTTTACGAAAGTTCTTTTTCTAACTACTTTAGCCCCAATAAGATTATCGTAACGACGAATCAAATTAGACATGAAAAAGTCTTGATTCGATACCATCAATTTCGGCCTTGGAAGCGAACCGTCACCTTTAGCTTCAAATCCTGAGCTTTGAATCGGGAATGGGGCATATTCCTGACCCTGCCACCAAACTGAACCATTTATGCCATTTGTGCCACCATGAATGTAGAGTTTTTCCTCTGGTCTATTAACATAATCATAGTAAACGACAAAAAACTCCAAAAGAGCCGTTGGCTCTAAAGAAAATAGCTCCGCATTTACTTTGTGATTAGACTCCCTAGACATTTCCTTTTACCTTTAGATTATATTTACACCTATGGGCATTAAAAACAAAATAAAAATAGACTCCTTTGAAATACATAAAATGTCCAAAATTGATAGACACATTGTGCTTAAAATAGCCTCAAAAGCTCATCTTAATCATAAAGTTACGACCCTACAAAGTCCAACTATTTTTTTTGATAAAATAGGCAAGACTATAGACAATAATATTAAAAATTCATTCGTATTTAAAACTTCTGATGGTACTGTATTTGGCGCCGTCATCATAAAAGAAATCACAAGCGTTAGCGCATATGTTGTAACGGCCTACTTTGATTATGACTATACCTTAACTCAAGATATGCTTAAAGCATTTCACGCTCAATTAAAAAAGACAAAATTTAATGAGTTTTATACCAAAGTCTTGAAAAGTAGAAAAAATAGCGACAAGTATTTAAAATTAATGAAAATGTATGGATTTGCGGAAATCATTGAGGAAAATGAAGTATTTTGGAAATTAAGGTACAAAAACACTTGACTTAATAAGATTAAATTGGTATGCTGCGAGCAGATGAAGTTCGAAAGGCTAATTCAACTTGCCAGAAATCTCATTATCTATGACGATATTGAGCTTCGCTGCCGACACTTTGCATTTATTCTAAATAAAAACAAAATTGTTTCGATTGGCAAGAACTCTAAAAAATCCCATCCAATCAATCAAAAGTATGGCTATTTTGATGGCAGCGGACTTCATGCAGAAGCTTGTGCGGTAATCAAATCTGGCAAGATTGATCACACTAGACACACTTTGGTTACATTTCGTATTGACAGAAACAATAAAGTTGCTATGGGTAAACCATGCAAATACTGTCAAAAACTATTGAAAGATGTAGCTTTCAAAGAAATATTCTACTCAAATGAACAAGGAGAATTTGAACAATCCAAATAGATTAGACGATGGCTTTGGCAACGTTTGGTACAAATGCAGTCTCAATGAAGATTGTGGCTTGCACATTGTACGCCCCGGCAAGTCTCAATGCTGGTGCGACTCTATTGAAAGACTGTACGATGAATTTGATCTTGAGCGTTTTGGTTGGGCTGGCGATGGCTGGTACTTCTGGAATGATAATAGAAACATTTGTTATGGACCATACTCAAGTGAAGAAACCGCAAAGCGCCAATTTCTTAAACATTTAAAATTACTAGACAATGAACATTCTGATAATCGAAGCGACCAGTAAGCGAAAGCCTCTTGCAGAAGACTACAGTGATACATCGATTGTTCACTGTCGCAATAGTCTTATTTTGAAGAAAGCTCTGGGCGCAGACCTTCTTGATGGCGAATACTTCTTGCCAGAAGTTTTAAAGAAACAGTATGATGTTATCATCTGTTGTTATGCTTCGCCCTATATGCCTCATGTTCCTTACCGTCAAGTCTTAGAGAAGAACCCAAAGGCTCGTTACATCTGGTTAGTAAATGATCACGATGTTGAAGATAATCAGCTTTTGCGCTGGGGCATTCAGAATATGGGGTTGAGTTATGATATGATTTGCAATAACCCCAGAGAAGGTTATCGCCATTGGATCTTAAACAAGAATATTGCTGGTAAAAAACTTAATGACTTTATCAACAAGTGGCTTACTGTTAATTTAAATTCATTAATTATGGACGACGCTAGAACGCCAGTTGACATTTCAAATAAGAATGGCGTTATCTATTATGGTACTTATCGCAAATGGCGCGCCGATTCATTCCAAAAGTTTTTGACTGAAGGGGTATTTCTTTCTGCCTCCAATAAGAACTGGAAGAAGTTCGAAGCGCTTGGTTGCAAGTGCAATTACATACCTAAACTTGAGTGGCAAAAAAACAATGAGGACTTGCGTAAGTTTAAATATTCAATTTATATTGAAGATGAACACACTCACACTCATTATGCTTTTCTTGCCAACCGCTTCTACGAATCTCTCATGTCTGATGTCGTGATGTTGTTTGATGCTGGTTGTTCAAATACCATCAAGCAGTGTGGTTACGTTATTCCAGAATGCCTTATCATGGATGATAGCAAACTTAAAAATGGCGTAAATAATTATGCAAATTCACTTGCTTTTCAAACAAACCTAATGTATCAACAGACATTCTTCCCTCAAGCGATGGACGAAAAGACTACCGCGATTAATCAAATAAAAGAATTCATCAAATGAAATTTATAGCCCGATTCGTTATCCCTAACGTATCCGCTCAAAAGACGGGTATTGATACTACTAAAACCTATGTTTCTGACATTGGAAGTCATAAAGCTTTGCGTAATTTTGTCGTAATAACTTCCTTTGATTTGGAAAGACCCATTTTAATGGAAGTATCGGAGTTTGAATATCTTGAAGATAGAATTGTATTTCGTGGCTGGCTAAATTATAATTATACTGGTGAATCTTATTTGTGCAAAGGCGCAGTTGAATTGAGGTCAATAGTATGAAATACTACAAACCTTTATGTACTTTTGAGGTAATTGCTGATAATTATTATTATGGAGCAAAATCTCAAAAAGTTTTTCTTTACAAAGATCAAGCGTTTAGTGTTTGGAATAAACAAAAAGATATGTTTGATTCTGAATGCGAACATTGGGCTACTTATGATGGATGGCTTCTTAAAATAGAACGTCATCATTTAGCGCATCTTGAGGAGGTTAATAGTTTATGATGACCATCAAAGAACAGGAAGATAAGGTCTTTGAGGAGATTACGAAAGTAAAATCTGAAATGGAAACCATTGTTGGTTTTAAAGTTACAAAGACTAATTTTAAAAAAGCCATCATTGAGATGACAAAGAGGGCGGCAAATAAAGGCGACGTTCTTTCTCAATTATCTCCAGAATCTCAGGAGAAGATTCAAAACTTCTTTTCTGTTTGTCAGCAATTTCTTGGCGAAGTTATTTGGCAAAATATAACCGATAAAAATATCAAAATTTTTATTTCCTACAAAGACAAGCCTTTGACTTCATGGAATATTCCAATAGATGTGTTCTGTGGCAAGCAAGAGGCGTATGATTTATCTCTTGCTATGATGACAAAGAGTTTAACCGACTGCTTTTGGGCTTATTTCATATCTCCCAGCCTTAGAGAAGCTGTGATGCAAGGAGACGAAACGGCAGTTAAAGCTATTTATCAATCTTTTAGCCGACCATCTATGGCGTCTGCCTTGAATAATCTTATAATGTTAAAAGAAAACTTTCCTGATTTTTATGAACACATTACCACCAAACTCGACATTATGACTGTTGAGAATATGGAGGAATTTATTAATAATAAAAATGAGCCTAGAAAAAGCAATAAAGCACGGAAAGGAAAAAAGAAAGCAATATCGCGGATCAAAAAGTTTTGATCGTACTTGTAGAAATCATGGTTCTTGCAAGTACTGTGAGAGCAATAGATTGCATTCCAATAAAAAAAGAAAACGTTCTGCTGACGAACAATTAGACGAGTATTTGGACGATCAAAACGATTAAATAAATTGTGTAATGTATATTGTGAAAACTATCACATATATATTACAAAGCTGTTTGCTTTTCACTAGCTTGTGTGCTAGTGATATGGTTCATTCTTTCAAGTCTCCAGCGTTCAATGGAGTAAACTTTTCTGGTCACATTATCACGATTGAAAATTTAGCTAGAACTAGAAAACAATCGATAAAGGATATTAATAAGTCTGAGCTTGAGCAAGAGAAAATACAAGCGCAAAATACCCCATTAAATAATTTTATAAATAACTTACAGGCAAGAATTTACTCCCAACTCGCCTCTCAAGTTACTGATCAACTTTTTAATGCTGGAGGCGCCAATTTTGGCATCATTAACTTACAAGGAGGAGCAACCGTTACATGGCAAAAAAACGGAGATATGGTTACTCTTTTTATTGTTGACCCCGCCACAGGAAACACAACTCAAATACAAGTTCCTGTTGGCGTCTTAGCTCCAACTCCTTAATGAGATGGCTGGCAAGCCTCTTATTGCTTAGTTTAGTTGGATGTGCGTCTCTACCAGAGAGACCAACTATTATAACTTTACCCAAATTGCAGACTTCTCCGCTTGAGGAGCAGCTTAAAAATTTACCTACGCCAGATAACCCCAGAATGACAATCGCAGTTTATGCGTTTGCAGATAAAACTGGACAACGTAAAACAGTTGACGCCTACGCTTCATTTTCGTCAGCAGTAACTCAAGGCGCAGAAAGTTGGCTGATAGATGCCTTGCGAATTGCAGGAGATGGCAAATGGTTCCAAGTTTTGGAACGCTCTAATCTAGATAATGTTATAAGAGA